CCAAAATCAATTAGGTTTAGCTCAAGCATCTCCAGCATTAGTAGGTCAACAGATCTCAGCGTTGGGTGCGCTAGGCACACAACAACAAGCACAGCAACAGGCTCAGTTATCTGCTCAACAACAATTATTACAAGAACAAGCAAATAGACCGTTAAATTTAGCTCAACAACTTGGCTCTGGTGTTACAAGTCTAATAGCTGGATACCCAGCACAATTCCAACAAACAGTTTCACCTACGCCTTCGCCATTACAAACAGCATTAGGAGCGGGAGCTACATTAGCAGGAGTATACAGAGCGTTTAGTTAATATGAGTAGAATATTTAAAAGACCTATGTTTAGAAAAGGTGGTACTACCGGCGGTGGTATCATGGACAACGTTGTTGAAAGAGGACAATACGCTGATAGTAATGCTAAAGATATTAAAGGTTTATCTATCGGTGAAAAAATAAATTTAGTAGAAAGTCTTGGAGGTTCAGACAAAGGTCTTGGAGATCCATTAACACAATTCTTATTACAGATTGGACCACGTATTGCAACTACAACAGGTGGTGGTGGAATAATTCCAAATATATTAAAAGCATCTAAAGAACCAGTGTCCGATTTAATTACAGCTCAAAGAGCTAAGAGAAAAACAAGACAAGCAATTGGTTTAGAGTTTATTAAAGATTTATCTGACGACGATAAAATAGCTTTGCAAGAAAAGATAGAATATTTAATGTCAGAAGAAGGTGGTGGGTTTAGTAAAGAAAAAGCATTTAACATGGTTTTACCTGAGTTTAGAAAAAAGAAAGACCCATCAGAACAAGCTAAAGTAGATACTGATTCAACTATCGATAGTATTATAAAATCTACAGCAAACAGATTTGGAACTCCTAAAATAGATAGAGTACAAGGTGAGATTCTTTTTGATAATTTAAAAAACCTAGAAAAATCAAATCCAGATGCGTATAATACTTTTGTTGGAGCAAAATCTAGTAGTAAATATATTTTCGGTAGCACTGAATATAACAAAGATAGTGGAGATATTAACAAAAATTCTATATTACTAACAATACCAGATGGCTCTGTCATATATGACATTGAAAAAGGCGCTTTCCTTACAAAACAAGGTAATAAAATTATTGGATTGGAGTAGACCATGGCTGAATCAAGCTGGTACGATTTTCTTATCCCCTCGGAAGAAACACGAGAAGCAATCTTAGAAGGTATTAGAAGAGGTCAAAGAGACGTTAGTATTTTAAAAACTGAAGGACCTCAAGCTTTAGAACTTAGACGTAAAGAAGAAGAGTTTATAGAGTTAGGCCATGATGATGAAACAGCATCTATACTTGCTAAACAAGCCATAGAAAATGATCCAAGAATAAGAATAATTCCAAAAGATATTAATTTTATTGGTGATGCAAAAGCATCCACAATTGAGACAGAGGAAACAGAAACACCAGAAGTTAAGAACATTAAAAAAGTAGATTCTGTTGGATTAGGTGACAGAGATGATTACGAGGTAGGTTTAGGTCAATCGTTAACCGGAGCTGTAGTTAGTGCAGGTATTAAGTTTCCTAAAGGTATAATTAATTTTGGAACATTAGTTTATGATGCAGCGACGGGTGATGGTTTGGATGTTGATCAAAGTTTAACAGAAAGATTTAACAAAACTTTTGATAAAACTATTTTTGGCATTATAGAAAATGCAGCAGAAGAAGATGCAAGAGCCACAGCTGCTGGTCATTTAACAGAAGCATTCTTACAGATATTTAACGCAGCCAAGGTTGGCACGAAACTATTAGGACCAGGTATTCAATACGCTAGTAGAAAAGCAAGACAGCTAGCACCACAATTAGTTAAAGCTGTTAAGACAAACAGATATGCTAAACTAGATGACACTGCAACCTCTGTAGCAACCGCTGGTAAAAAAGCAAAACAACTTAATGCACCTAATCGTTTTGATAAATTTGTAGCTGTATCTCTTGGTGGTGGTTTTGGTGGTGGTGCTATCGTTATGAAAGCAGAAGACATAGGTACGTTTGGAGATATAAATGCATTAGATTTTTTAGGTACAGGTTTAGATAGAGAACAAAAAGAATCAGCTAACGAAGATGCATTTAGACAGTTAAATAATAAATTTAAGTTCAGTGCAGAGTTAGCTTTTCCTATTGTACCATTTGTTTATGGTACAGCAAAAACAGCTAAGTTACTTGCAACAAAAGGTAAAGATCTTGCATTTAGTAATTCACAAATAGAAAGATGGGTTGACAAGTATGTAGGTAAACCATTTAGATCTAGAAGTGATAAAGCTCAAGAATTATTTGATGGCATTCAACAATTAGAAGGTCAAAAAAGTGCAGTTAAAATTACAGCAGACGATGCTGCTAAAAGTTTTGACGATGCATTAAAAAAAATATCTCGAAACAGTACAAAAGCATCTGAGGCTATACAAAATCCATTACAACTATCAGAAATGTTTTCTAATTTTTTATTATCTACTGATGATGTGGTTAAAAAAGGTAGAATAGTATTTCAAGGTTTTTCTAACAAATCATTAAAAGCTTTTAGACAATCTATGGATAAGTTAGGAGTCAACAAAGAAAGTATAGATGAGTTAATTAGTAACGGAGTTGATTTTAGAACAGTGGCTGCCTCTCTTAAAAATACTATCGCACAAGGTAAAAATTTTAACGTGGCTGTTGATGAATTAAATACAATACTAAACAATAGAGTAAAATACAATCTAAGTTCTGATTATAAAATTTTTGATATGAATATGGGATTGTTTGATGGATTTAAACCTACATTAGGAGCTAAAGAAGACGTAGCTAAAATAATTCAAAAATATCATAGAGTTAATGGTGAAAAAGGTTTTTCTATGGACGATGCTATGATTGTTGTTAACAATATTTTAAAACGTGTAACTAAAGATAACGTAACCGGAACACCTGTTTTTCCAATTGGCACAGCTAATATTTTAGACGATGCAGCTGTACAAATGAAAAGTATAGGTGAAAATATAACAGGAGCTGGTAAATTTAAAGCAGATAAAGTAGGTGGCTTAATACAAACTAAATCAGATCTTGCAGCGTTTAACTCTTTGTTTGGTAAATACAAAAATGCAAAGAACACTATATACAACGTTATGACTGATCTTGCTGATATAGTAGCGAGAGATAAATTTTATTCAAAATTATTAAAAGATAGTGATGCTATAAAAGCTGCTGGAGGAAGACCTTTGTTTTATAAAACATACAATGAAGCTTTAAAAAATTTACCTTATCAAGAAATTATACGTAGCCCATTAAAACTTACTACTCGATTATCAGATTCAGTATATTCATCACCTTTGGATGGATTGTTTACAAGTAAAAATTGGGCTGATGCAATTAAGTTAGGAGATTCTTTTGAAACTAATTTTATCTATAAATCTTTGCCTTATAGAGCGTTTATGTTGATACCAAAAGGTTTATCACAAGCAGGTAAAACTATTCTTGGTCCTTTTACACACTTAAGAAACTTTTTTTCTGCTGTGTTTACTACAGTGCATAGTGGTAATGTTTTAATACCACCACAAAAACTAGCAGAGTTTTTTATGCAAGCTGTAAAGTCTGCACAACCACAGTTATTGTATCGGGCAACAG